AACCTACAAGAAGCCCGGAGAGCTGCGCGGGCGCGGAATTCCGTGGCGGATGTTGCCGCCGGTGCAGGGGGAGCGAGTGCGCCGCGTCGAGTACGATACGAATTGGTTCAAAAGCTTCGCGGCGCTCCGGTGGCGGACCGCGCGCGGCGACAAGGGGTCGCTGTCGATCTTCGGCCGCCAGCCCTCGGATCATTTGATGTTCGCGGAGCACGTGACGGCGGAATACGCGGTTCGCAAAGAGGCCAAGGCACTCGGCAGCATCGTCGACGAATGGCAGGTTCGGCCGGGGCGAGAGAATCACTTACTCGACTGTGTCATCGGCAATGTGGTTGCCGCGGCGATGCTCGGTTGCGACGTTTCTCCAGGGAGCGACGGATCAACAGCGAAGCCGGCGCGCCGGTCGCTTTCGGAGCGGCGGGCGCTGAAGCGGGGTACGCGCGATGGTCGATGAGCGCGGCGAAAGTGATCGCCGGAACAACGGGCTCGAGTGTCCCGAGTGCGGCTGCCCCGAAACCGTCGTGAAATGGGTGCGACACCGGGCGTTCGTGGTGCGCGGCACGCGGATTTCGAAGACGATTCGCCGCCGCGTCTGCCAGCATTGCGGCAAGCGGTTCATCACGACCGAACGGGTGACCCAGGAATGACCGCGCAATAGGTGCGTTTTCCGGGCCTCGACCCGGCCAAGGGCCCCGTGTGTCATCGGCCCGCCCCGAACCGCCCTTCCACGGGCCGTCCACGAGCCCCACCGGGCCTAAAACTGCCCCCTCCCCTCTCCCCGCGTTCCACCGGTGTAACAGATCTTCCGTTCCCGCCGGAATTCTCCGCCGCCTCGCATTCGCGCGACGCCGGCCGGCGTCGGAAGATGGCGGCATGACCAGCGAGCTGGACGAAACGATCGAAGCGAACGCGGCGAAGCCGAAGCGGGCACAGGTCGACGGCGTGTCGGCCGAACAGCATTCGCTAAAAGACCAGATCGACGCGGCGCGATACTTGCGTGACCAAGCCGCAGTGTCTTCCAAGAGGCGCGGCCTGACATTCGCCCGCCTGCGAAGCCAGGGGACGGGTTCGTAATGACGCGACGGCAACGACAACGCGGCATTCTCTCTCGGCTGGCGGCCGTCATTTTGCCCACCGTCGCCGCGTTGGCGAATGGCCGTCGGCGCGCGGCGCGCTCGATGCGTCTGGAACGGCTGGATCGACTATCGGCCGCCTACGATGCCGCGCAAACGACGACCGGCAATTCGCGGCATTGGCGAAACGCGGATCTTCTCTCGGCCGACGCGGCCAACGCTCCGGAAGTCCGCAGCACGATTCGGAGCCGCGCTCGCTACGAGGCGCAGGAATCGAACAGCGTCGCGAAGGGGATGGTCCTGACGCTGGCAAACGACACGATCGGCACCGGTCCCCGCCTGCAGATGCTGCTGCGGGACAAGAAAGCGAACGCCAGAATCGAGGCGACGTTCAGCCGTTGGGCGCAGCGAATTCGATTGGCCGAAAAGCTTCGCACGATGCGCGTCGCGAAGGCGGTCGACGGAGAAGCGTTCGCGATGCTGACCACGCGGCCGGTGCGGACGCTTGACGTCTCGCTCGACGTTCGGCCGTTCGAGGCCGATCTCGTTGAATCGCCGTGGCTCTCCGATAACTTGAACGAGCGCGACGGCATCCGCTTCGACGAATTCGGCGAGCCGCGCGAATACCACGTATACAAGCAGCACCCCGGAGACTTGCTTGCCGGATTCAATCCGTTCGCCGGGGAATGGACCGACGCGTCGAGCATCCTGCACGTCTATCGCTGCGACCGGCCCGGGCAGCATCGTGGCGTCTCGGAGCTGGCCCCGGCGCTTCCGCTGTTCGCGTTGCTGAGGGATTACACGCTCGCCGTATTGCACTCGGCGCGGTCGGCGGCGAAATTCACGGCCGTCCTGGAAACGCAGTCGGGCGCGCGGGACGACGACGGCAACTCCTGGGATCCCGAAGTCGATCCCTTCGATGTGGTCGACATCGATTACGACATGCTGACCAGCCTCCCGTGGGGCTGGAAGTTGAATCAATTCAAGGCCGAGCAGCCGACGACGACGTTCGAGATGTTCCGCAACGCGATCATCAACGAGATCGCCCGCTGTCTCAACATGCCGTTTAACGTCGCGGCCGGCAATTCATCGTCGTACAACTACGCCAGCGGACGCCTCGACCATCAGGTGTATCACCGCTCCATCGACGTCGAGATCTCGCAATGGGAGCCCTGCATTCTCGACCGAATTGTGGAGGCGTGGTTTGACGAAGCGTTGCTGATTCCCGGCTATCTGCCTCCGATCGAGGCGCTGCCCTATATCCCGCACCAGTGGAATTGGGACGGTCGCGACCACGTGGATCCGCAGAAGGAAGCCAACGCGCAGCAGATGAAGGTGAAGTCGGGCACGACACACCGCGCGCGAGAGTACGCAATCGAGGGGCTCGACATCGACGCCGAAGACGAGATTGCGGCCAGCGGCTACAACGTCAGTGTGGCCGAATATCGCAGGGCGCTTTTCGACGCCCACTTTGCAGCAACCAATGGTGGCGGGGACGGCACAGGGGACGACGACGCGGCCGACGAAACGACGGACGAAACCGATGGCGACCAGAGCGAAGAAGAAAAAGCGGCGGTTGCGGCGGCGATTTGAACGCCTGCAGGCGACTGCGCTGCCGAGCGAGTTCCGCCTCACCGCCGACTCCGGCGAGTGCGGGATTCAGCTTTTGGAGGCCGCCGCCGACGGTGCACGGGACGACGATGCGCCGAAACTGAAGCGATTCAAGATGACGGCCTATACCGGCGGCCGTTTGTTCGTCAAAGAGTTCGGGCTGCCTGTCGTCGTCGACTTGAAGGGGCTGCGCGTGCCGAATCGGCCTCGGCCGATTCTGAGAAACCACGATCCCGACCGGATCGTGGGCCACTCGACCAGCATTCAGGCAACCGATAAGTCGATCACCGTCGAGGGTGTGATCTCGGCAGCGAACGATGCCGCCCGCGAGGTCGTCGAATCGGCGGCGAACGGTTTCCCCTGGGAATCATCGTTGGGGACGTTAGTCGGGGATCTGGCGTTCATCGATCGCGGTGAGAAGGTCACCATTAACGGAAAGAGTTTTACGGGTCCGCTCTACGTGGCGCGGAAATCCGTTTTGGGCGAAGTGAGTTTCGTGCCGCTGGGAGGCGACGAAGGCGGAGCATCCGCGAAAGTCGCCGCTTCTCGAAAGTATACTGCAATGAATCCGTTCGAAAAATGGCTGACCGCGCTCGGTTTCACCTCCGCCGATCTTTCCGATAGCCAGCTCGCAAGCCTGCGTGCGAAGTTCGACGCCGAGCAATTGGCGAACGCCGGCGGCGACGCACCGGGAGGTTCCGAGGGGACGCAAACCGTCGCCGCATCGAATGGCGGTGTTGCGCTAGACGGCGAAGGGAACGGCGATGCCATTCAGGATCTTCGCGCCGCCCGCGCCAAGGAACTCACCCGCTGCAAACGAATCAGTGAAATTTGCGCGCAGTACGGCAATCCGCGGATGAAGATCAACAGCCAAGAGATCGTGCTTGAAATCCACGCGATCTCCGAAGGCTGGACCGTCGAGCGCACCGAGTTGGAGGCGCTACGGGAATCGCGGGCCAAAGCCCCGGCCGGCCACAGCCACGGCCACGATTCGCGTTGCACGGTGCAGGCGATGCAGGGAGCGTTGATGCTCCGCGCGGGGATGGCGCTCGACAACGAGGTCTGGCAGTCGTATCGCGCTCCGTTTTTCAAAGTGCCGCAGTGGCTTCGCGCGGGAATCAACAACGAGACCCGACAACAGGTCATGGAGGCCGCGCACCGCTTCAGCGATCTGTCGATGATCGACATTGCCCGCGAAGCCGTGCGGCTCGACGGCAAGTACGTTCCGACCGGACGGACCGAAGTGCTGGAGGCGGCCTTCAGCGGTGGTTCGCTGTCGAACATTTTCACGACCAACGTCAACACGGTGATTCTCTCGACCTATGCGCAAGCCGGCGACACGACGCGCGGTTGGTGCTCGGAGAAAGACGTCGCCGACTTCAAGACGAACGACCGGCCCCGGATGACGAAGGGGCCGAACCTGCAGAAGCTTCCGCGCGGCGGAGAGGCCGACCATGCCACGCGCAGCGATTTGAAGGAGTCTTACAAGATCGCCCGCTACGGCAGGCAGTGGGTGGTCGACGAACAGGACTTCATCGACGACAGTTTCGACGCGCTTGCCGACTCGCCGATCGAATTCGCCCAAGCCGCCGCGCGTCTGCGGCCGGACCTGGTCTATGCGATTCTGCTGGCGAACGCCGCGCTCGACGCGGACGGCGTCGCGCTGTTCCATGCGAACCATAACAATCTGCTGACCGGCTCGGCGTTGGCTTCGGCGACGCTCAAGGCGGCGATCGCCGCGCTGGAGAAGCAACAGGAAAACAGCGTCAATCTCGATATCAAGGCGACGCATTTGATCGTGCCCAGCGACCTGAAGCACTTGGCCGCCGAACTCATTCAGTCGGCCACGATCATTTTGGCCGGCACGGCTGGATCAGTGACGGAGCGCGGCAGCGAGAACACGCTGCGGACGATTGAAAGTCTGACACCGGTCTCGGATCCGCGTCTGGCGAACGGCGTCATCGATCCGGCCAGCGGGTCGGCGCTGACGTCGCACGCGGGCAGCGCGACCTCCTGGTATCTGGGGGGCGCCGGTGGCCACACGATTGAGGTCGG